GTAGCAGTGACTATCTTGGTAGTAGCAATCATCTTTGCCCCAGTTGGCAATGATGTCTCAGTTAATGTTGGGGTTACCTTTAATCCTAACCATAAGCCACCAACCAAGGCAACGATGGAACAGAAGAGAGCCAACAAAGTTATGGCTATGAAGTTTGCTAAGGCAGGGTGGAACTGGGATAAAACTCAACGCCGTTGTGTTTACTCTTTGTTTATGAAGGAAAGTCGCTTCGACCATTTAGCCAAGAATCAACAGGGCAGTAGCGCATTCGGTATCGGACAAGTATTAAAAGAAACTAGCAAAGACCCAGCGATACAGATACTAAACGCTTACAAATATATCAAGCATCGCTATGACACACCGTGCAGGGCGTGGTCGCACAGCCAGCGCAGAAACTGGTATTGATGTTAGACCTAACTGGCACACCTATCTTCACTTGTATCTGTGGTTGCAAGATGTTTGTAGTCACTGTGATGTGGGATGAAGAGACAAGAGAGGTGGGCTGGTATGACTTGAAGCAAGAATGTAAGGAGTGCAAGGCAATCAGCACTGCACCAACGCCAATGGATTGGAGAGACTAATGCCAACGTATGAGTATCGTTGCAATAAATGTATGGCACACACAGTGCTAAGTCGTAAGGTAGAAGAACGCGATGAAGAAGTTACTTGCGTTTGTGGTCATACATCAAGTAGAATATACAACACACCAGCAATCCGCTTCAATGGTAGCGGGTTCTATTCAACAGGAGGCTAGATGATGTGCAATATATGTGAAGGTGGCGGGTGCTCTATCTGTTTTAAGACAGAGGGCGAAGGCTTACAGTTTGCTAGTGGTAAAGAGATAGAAGAGTTCTTTGATTCTTATTCAGAAGTTATGCACGTAGACCCAGCAGAATCTACTCCTGAGGTGGAGTAACCTCTGCGATATCTTCATCACGATAAGGTCTGAACCCACCTATCTTGTTAATGAGTTTGCGTACAGCACGCTTGTGTCGCATACGAGCAGTGTCTTCACTACCTAAGTCCATCTCTTTGGCAATGTCAGGAAAGTCCATTGCTTCAGCGTGACGCAGGAACAATAACTTCCTATCATCTTTAGTTAGTTTCCAGTATGCAAAGTCAATCTCAATCATCATCGCCATCATATTGCCACCCTCACTAGGTGCAGAGGGACGACCAGGGCGACCTAAGTCCACCTTGTTTAACTGATTCCATTCACTTCTTAAGACAGGAGTGAGCAAGGCTTCAACCATATCTGCTTCGTAATAGAACAGGTCGCTAGTCTCATAGCCACCAGACTTAGCCTTCCAATGCTGACAGTAATCTAATGCTTGGTTACGTAGGCTACGATAGATTAAGTTCTTTGCATCCTTAACTCCGATTGCTTCCCACGTATCTAACTTATTGGGATGCTCAAGGAACCACTGATACAGTGATTGTCGGATGTCTTCTAAATCTATATCATTAAACTTACGATGGTACTCAGATGCAACAGCATCAACAACGTACTGCCAAGGTTCAATGCGTGCCCATTCAAGTGTCACTTTATTCTTACCCCGTTATCTAAATGGAGGAAGCCAACCAGTTTCATCTTGTTATTCTTATTAGCAAACTCAGTGGTACTAGGCAACCACTTCTCGCTCCACTCAGTTGGTACCATCAAGTGCAAAGGAAAAGCCCACACACCATCAGGTGTTGAGTTGATGTACCAAGGGGTGAAGCCGAGTAACCGTGCCTCTTCAAGTAAGAAGTCATACTTCATCTTCTCAATCAACAGGTCAGGGTAGTGTGTCTTTCGTGACTTAAGTTCGATAAACATTTTGTATCTGTCAGTGGTGCAATCGAATCCATCGTACTCTTCGGGTGAGTGGATAAGGTCGGGTAAGTAAGTTGCCCTTAACCAATCAAAGAGTTCTTTTTCTTTCACTCATTATCCCACTTACCTCTTAAGACAAGAAGCCCGATGATTGCGTAGTTAGCCATATCCTTAAACGAATCTTCAAGTGACTCGTGTTCAGGTGTCGCACCGCTATCAACTAAGTTGTTGATGCGTGCTAACTTATCGTGCATACGTACACGCAACCCATTGATGGCACCGCCAGGGGCTAGAGATATATTCTTTGGACCATAGTCCTTGTGCTTACTCAGTAGTAAGTTAGAAAGTTCCTGACTTAAGTTAGAAAGATTTACTTCGAGGTGGAGTTGGCGTGCAATAGAGGAATCTTTAGGCTGACTATCAGGAAGGAACCTTCCTTGGAGTATGCTGATACCTTCAGACCTTGATTCACTAGATGATTTATAATCTGCCATATCTCTTCACGCTCCGCCTTCGTCGTCATTGGTATCCGTTTCTAATAGTCGTGCTAAGTTTTGGTCAAAGTCTACGAGTGCTGACTTGACTACCATATCCTCAACAAGTTCATCTACTAGGTCGTAACCATTCTCACTAGCGAACAGTGTAACATAGGTGGACTGTGTTATAAGTTTTATCTGGTTGGGGTCATCAGCGTGGTTAAACATAAACCTTAGCAGTGACCCTAGCAGAAGTTTATATCCGTTGGGTAGTATGTAGTACGGGTCGAACTCTTCACCCTCTTCAAAGTAATGGTCCACTAATTGAAATGAATCCTCAAATTGTAGATGACAATCGTGGCAATAATTATGTGGGTCTATCTCATCACTCACTGGATGCCTATCTTTTCCAGTATGTAATCCTTGCCGTGAGATACAAAGACTGAGTTAACATCTGCTCCGTCACCGAATCCAACCACAGTTACTGGTAGTTCACGGGCAAGAGAGTTCGCAAACTCACGCCCAGGTGCATCTCCGTCAGCAAAGACAAAGACTCTTTCAAAGTCAGCGAGCAATCGTGTGTAATGTTTCTTCCAACTGTTCGCACCTGGTACTCCAACGCAAGGAAAGCCAACACACCTAGACATAGTGAGGGTATCTAGTTCGCCTTCACATACACCTATCCAATCACCCGCACGTTGCACATCAAGCACGTTATACATACGAGTCTCTGCTCCTACCATACCCATATACTTGGGTTCAACTGCAGGGTTAAGACTTCTAAATCTTAGGTCAACAACACCAGTCTTAGTGATGTAAGGGATTGACAAGCGTCCAGTGTATTGCTCGTGACCTGTATCAGGTTCCGCGACTACGCCTAATTGAACCAACCGTGCTACCTCCAGAGGTATTCCCCTGCTTGCTAGGTAATCTTCTGCCAGATGAATACTTTCCGCGTACTTCTGTGCTGACTTGCCCAGTAATTCCTTCTGCAAAACGTTTTGCTTCATTGAAGTTCAGCCCCTCTTGACGCACGATGATTTGAATACTATTTCCCTGGACACCACAAGCGAAGCAGATGAAGATGTTCTTATCAAGGTTCGCCGTACCACTTTGGTGTGTGTCACCGTGAAAGGGGCACTTAAGATTGACTTGTCCGTGAGTACTACGTATGGATGCCCCGTAGTGTTCAAGGATTGCTTTGATGGAGGGCAGGTCGTTGTCAATTTTTATCACCATACCCTGCTTCCCGTAGTAGCCATACTAAATCTTCTGTTCTCATTAACGAAACCCAATCACCTATTGACTTCTCACCTTGTCCATTAAGTCTTAAGACTACAACGCCAAGGTCACCCTTGGCTCTATCTTTTAACTGTGCTATTGCAGCAGCAGGATTGAAACCAGTGCGTGCTTTTACTTCAAAGTCTATACCCACACAGCCAGTAATATCGCTACCACTACGACCAGCACCTGTAGATTCCGCAAATGGGAATCCGTTGTCAGCAAGGTAGTTAGCCAAGACTTTTTGCGACCTGTATCCACGATGCTTCCTACTCTGTGATGCCATTCGGTAATGTCTCCATTCGGTTAAGATATTCTAGCGGAACATACCAAGTTTTGTCGTTGTACTTCCATTCATCTTTCTTGCAATCCCTGCCATACAACCAACCAACTGCTACATAGTCTGGTCCCTTCCAATCAGGTGCCTTGCGTCTTTATTGCATAGCCCACCAGTTGTAAGTATATAGATTAAGTTGTCATCATCTCGTGTTGTATAGCGAAGACCTTTGATAGGTGGAAATGAGTATCGAACCTCACCAAGTCCTGGAATATCTAACTCAGACTTCCACTTGTTAAAGTGTGGTACAAAATCCTGCTTGCCCACCATACGAGCAAAGGCTAACTCAGAGCCAGCGCATACAACGTGTTGCCACATCTCCCATAGGTCACCCTCTGAGTAGTTGATGTTCTTAGTTGGGTCACCAAAATATGGCTTCTGTCGTTGATAACCTACCTCAACAGCAGTTGCTTCTTCAATCGCACTAAGTGCGTAGGTCCACACTTAAGACGTACTCTTGTCCCTATGCAATGCTTTAACTGCTAGGGCTAAGCCGTCATTAACACCATCAAGATACTCGCTAGTACTTTCAACTCTAAGTTCTGTAATCTTTTGAATTAACTTTTTAATTTCATTATCAATTGCAAAGACAACAAACTGACGCATCTCTTGAGTCATATCTTCTTCTTCTTCTCTAAGCATTATCCACCGTTCTCTGGTATGTCATCAATGAACATATACTCTGGATTAAATGCCAGCCAACACATTAGGTTAGCGTTAGCATCAGCCCTTCCGTATCTATTC